GTTAAGAATAAATCAACTGAGACAATTAAAGGGAATGAAGCTAGGCATATTGGAATGGATTTCAACGTTGGGAGGATGTGCGCGGTTACTCACGTGTTGCGTGATTGTAAACCTCATGCTGTTGATGAATTCATAAACGCTTATGACACACCAGAAATGATAGAGCTGATAAAGCGCAGATATTGGCAGGAAGTATCTAACGGTGAATTTACAAAAACATGCGAAATATATGTTTATCCCGATTCATCTGGTAAGAATAGAAAGTCAGTAGGTGCAAGTGAAACAGATATAAGCCTGCTAAAGAAAGCTGGCTTTGCGGTTAGGGCAAAGAGTCAAAACCCGCTAGTCAAAGACAGGGTTAACGCGATGAATGCGGCTTTTTGTAATGCCAAAGGCGAAAGATTATACTATGTAAATACGGACTTATGCCCACATTACACCGAGAAGCTAGAACAGCAGGTTTATGATGATAAAGGGCAGCCAGAAAAAGATGGCACAGAAGATGTGAATGATGCAGGCGGTTATTATATTAGCTTTGCATTCCCAATTAATAAACCTCTATGGAATCCTTTTAACGGGTAATTAATATGCAAGTTAATAACAATTTAGTAAATGCACAGTACAGCAAAGCGCTTAAAAAATGGCGGCTAGTAGAAGACTGTGTGAACGATGATGTAAAGAGTAAAGCAATTAGCGGTGCTGATTATAACGGGCAGGCTGGTTATATTTTAGGTGACGGTCAAACGCCTCGTACAGACAAAGGTTTTGAGTGCTACGCATTAAGACCTAGTTTTGACAACTATGTCGGTAACACTTTAGATGTGCTTATGGGCGCCATGTTCTTCAAAGACTATGAATTCAAGGTTGGCGAGTTTGAAGAATTGCCAGAATCAATTGCTTACATTGAAGATAATGCGGACGGTAGTGGTTTAGGTTTTCAAGATCATTTATTTGAAGTTGGTCGAGCTGTTGCTTCTGTTGGCCGCGTTGGTGTGTGGTGTGTTGTTATGGGTGATAACTCAGAAAGCGCACAGGCTAATCAGGTTCCGGCAAGTGCGCGTATATTTAAAGCGGAAGACATCACAGATTGGTCAGAAACCATTATTGATGGCGTTAAGCGTCTTAACTATGTTCAGCTAAAAGAAGCGTTTGAGCGAGTTGTTAGAGATGGCGATGCATTTAGTAAAGAGTGTTACAACGTAACGTATGAGCTATTTCTGGATGAGGATGGTTTGTATGGTGTTTATATTGATGATCAGTCACAAGAGGGTAGTAAGGGTTTAATCGAGCCAACAGACGGCGCAGGTAATCGGATGGACTATATCCCATTCTATTTTTGCGGTGCTACAAACAACAAGCCGGACATTGGCCAAGTTCCACTATACAAAATCAGTGATATTAATATAGCACTTTATAATGCCGATGCGGCTAACGCTCAAATGATTCAATTGTACGCTTTACCGCTAATGTCGTTCAGCCTTAATGATGGTGTTGACCCTCAAACGTTCATAGAAGTTAACAATGTTAAAGGTGGAAACCTTAGAGTATCTAACGCTGCTTATGTTGGCTGTGACATTTCCATGGCTCAAATTAACAGCTCTACAGTTGGCATTGAATACAGTAAAGATAAGATTGACCGCATGGCTCAGTTAGGCGCTCAAATTATCACTGTAGGACAAAACGAAACAGCAGAAGCGGCTCGAATTCGTAAATCATCAGGCTTAGCTAACTTAACTCAAATGGTAGATAACATTCAGGAAATGTACTACAGCGTTATCGCCTGCCAAATGCGATTGAATAACGCTAACGGTGAAGCTGATGATTTTATGTTAGAGCTAAACCGCAAATTCTTTGATGATCGCATCACTCCGCAAATGCTACAGCAGTTGATAGCAATGAAATATCAAGGCGCATACAACAGCCAAGATATGTGGAAGGTGTTAAAAGATAACGGACTAACGCAGACGGAAACACCCGAAGACTTTGATGAGTTAAACGGTTCTGATATTGCAGCTAGACCAATCAATCCAGACGCGGAAGAAGAAACAGAAGAATAGCAAAAGGGCTTGACCGCCCTTTTTTATTAAACTATATTGTAACGAAACGTAACGTAATAAAGGGTGATTTATGAAACAACACACACTAAGGTCAATTCAAGACCTTCCAAAAGATGAAAAGCAGTCTTTATTAAATGAAATGTTTGAGTTAGGCATTAAAACAACAGGCGGACAGTTTAAGCGCATAGGCGTTTATATTCCTGATAATATGGAGGTTGAAGAAGATGAAAGATTTAAATTTATGGACGAGCATCAGCTGTTTGATTTCTTTGGGCCTTCTGAGCGCGTAAGTGCGCGTGGCGAGAAATACAGTACTAATGATTTTGAAGAGTCGGCAGGGGCGCTTGTCGATACAGTTGAAAGGAGAATTGTTATTGATTTGGGTAATTATACTACTTATTACCCCACTGAGGGTAGTATGCCGTCTGATGATGACATTGAAATGCTAGAAGGGTTACTTAACAATGAAAAATAAACTAGATACTTTGCTTGCAATAACTTTTGCAGCATCAGCTTTCATGCTAACAGCTTGCGGAGGATCATCAGCATCAAGCAAGCCAGAAACAAAGCCGGAGGCAACTTTGCCGCCTCCGCCACCTGAGCCAGTTTATCAATATTTATGTTTAGACATTGGCGGTCAATTCACATTAAATGAAAGCTGGTGGAAATACATTCACTGGACAATTCGCGCTGATGGCCAAGAAGATGTTTACGGAGAGTTTGACTACAGCAAGAAGCGAAATCGTGTATTGTTTAAGTACGAAGACAAGCACCAAGACAGTGTAACAGTCGACATTTATGCTTATGATGGCTACAGAATGAGTGGAAATTATCACGTTTCATCACGCAACAGCTTGATTATGAGTGTGAATAATGACGGTTATTCTAAGTTTGAGTTTAACTTAGGTTATCGTGAGCTTAGTCAGTATGACACTAGTGTTACTAGTTCTAGTAATGAGTTTAATCCTGATGAATGTGTGAGTGGTGATTGATATGAAAATGCAGCTAGTGGCTGATTATGCGATGGATTATTTGGATTTTCTAAACGTTCCTGCGGAGTATAGCTTTCAGTATATGCACGTAACAATATCAACGGATAAGGGTGATTTATCTTTTTGTTATGATGATGACATTGAAAAGGACAAGCTTGGGTTTGCGCTTAGCAAATACCTAACTTAATTAGTCTGAAATAACCTGCTATACTAGCCCTATTAAACATAGGGCTTTTTTATGCTTAGCGAAGACTTATTTTCAGCAATAACCGCAAAATCAATTCTAAACCAGCGCTTTGCTACGGATTTAAATGAGCAAACAACCGCTATTTTATCTGATATGGCAAAGTGGCTTAGGCGCACCTTATATGACTATGAATCGCTGTTTGGTGAGCCTACGACAGAGGCAAGAGTTAAGCGCTTAAATAAGCTGTTAGGCATTGTAGAAAATAGACTTGATTCGATATACAAAGATATTGACGACCTCTATTTTGAGTCATTCCAAAATCTAGCCAGTGAAGACGCTGATTTTATAGCTAATGCAATCAATCAGGATTTAACTGGCAATCTGTTAGTGCAGGTTCCTGATGATTCTCGTTTATGGGCTGCGGTTACAAGCAACCCACTAACATTCCCCGACAGCGCAACAACTCCATACGTAGACTTTAATAAATTTGTTAAATCGCTCGGTGATAAAGCGGGGCAAATAGCTAATGCAATTGGTGGCGCTTATTACTCAGGCTTGACGGTGCAAGAAACTGTTAGCCAGATTATCGGCACTAGAAAAAATGGTTATCGTGATGGCATGGTTGATAAGTCAAGGCGTGATGCTGAAATGATTGTAAGAACGTCAACCAATCACATAACAACGCAGGCAAGAAATAAGCTCTATGAAGATAACAACGATATTGTGTACGGTTATCGAATTGTCGCAACTATCGACACGCGAACAAGTACGATATGCAAAACATTAGACGGAAAAGTTGTTAAGTTTACGGATAGAGTTCAACCTTTACCGCCATTTCACCCTAATTGCCGCACAACTACGGTTCCTGAGATTTACGGTCAATCTTTAAGTGACACCGCAGTAACTAGGGCGGTTAACTTTAAAAAGCGCGGCGACGTTAAAAAGGGTACTGTAGGACAAGTTGACGCACAGCAAACTTACCTGGATGTGTTAAAGAGGCAAAGTGCAGGGCAGCAGGATTTGGCATTAGGATCGGCTAGAGGAAAGATATTCCGCAACGCTGGATTGACTGTTGACGAATTTAGACGCGCATTAGCTGATAGTATGGGCAGACCGTTAACGCTTGCCGAGATGGCAAAGCAGAATAAAAAGATTTTAGAGTACATGCAATCAAGACCTGATTTAAAGAGGTATTTAGATGATTAGCGTAAATGACCAAGATTTCATCTATATTGATAATTATTGGTATTTATACGACATAGATAGTGGTGATATTCTTTGTGACATTGGCTACAAGTTGGCTAATTTGACCACATTACACTAAAGCGTTAAAATTAACTTGACTATTAACAGCTAGCAGGAGCTAGCGCCCATTCATATCAGGAGATAAGAATGTTTACA